CTGCCTCGCAGCAACCTCCATCTGAACAAGCTGGTCAGGCCCCTGCTGCTGGTCAAAAACCCGATATAGCACAACTACTAGCCTCCATTAGTGGCGCAGTATAACCAAGGAGAAATAAAATGCCAAGACTAACAGCCAAAGAAGCTAAAAAAGCAGCTCACGGTAAGCAAGAGGTCATTTACAAAAAGCCTCAAAAGCCCATAAAAGATACTAATAGCGCTGATTATCAAGGGCTGACCAAAAAACAAAAAAATACAAAGTTCTACGATTCTCAGTCAGATTCCCTAAAGGGTGAAATGGTTAAGACATTAAAAGGTATCGGGAAAGCAAAAGAAAGAGATCTGTCTAATAAAGATGCTTCTTTAGTAACCGAAAATTATAAAGCAAAAGGTAAAAATTTTAGAAGTGCAATAGTCTCAAATGTGGATAAAGAAGCCTATGATCGTGTAATGAAACGCGCCCAATCTTCGGGTCTATCGGCAAAAGACGCAAAGAAAGCCATTGATTCTGCCATCCGCACGACATCAGCTAACCTAAAGACTGACCGTTCTAAAACGTTGATGCGAGCAAAGATGCAAGAGTCATCGAAAAAGAAGAAAGCTCAAGATAAATTATCGAGGGGTTACTAATGCCAAAAGTAAATGGTAAGAAATTCCCATACACACCAAAAGGAAAGAAAGATGCTGAGGTTGCCAAGGCTCTAGAAAAAAAGATGCTTATGAAGAAAATGGGAAAGAAGAAATAATAACCTTTTCGACCTGAGCACGTCGAAGCTATAATCTAAACTGCTCACTACACTAAGTAAGGACTCCAATTTGTTAACAGTTTCCGAGGTAGATTCCAAGCTAAAGCGCTTGCAATCGCGCAATGCTGGCAGAGATGCTCGTATGAGAAGTGTATTGTCTGTGCGTCAAGGAAATCTTGCCGATGTATTCCCTGGTCAATTCTCTGACGATTATCCCAAGCCACTCGTTGCTAATTTAATTGATGTGGCTGCACGCGACTTAGCAGAAGCAATGGCTCCGTTGCCATCAGTTAACTGTTCTGCTACCAATATGGTATCTGACTCTGCTCGTAAAGCAGCAGACACTAGAACCCGCATTGCAAATTATTACGTTTCATCTTCGGACTTACAACTACAGATGTACACAGGCGCTGACTGGTTTAACACTTACGGCATTCTACCAGCAATGGTTGAATTAGATTATGATGACAATAATCCCCGTATTCGCCTTCTTAGCCCATTTGGTACTTATGCCGAAACAGACCGCTTTGGTCGCACCTTATCGCTTACCCAAGTAACCGTAACCGATGCTGAGTCCTTAGCCGCGCAATACCCTGAGTTCTACGATCAGATTACAGGCAAGAACGCCTATCAGACAACTTCGCCTTATGTAACAATGGTACGCTACCACGACAAAGACCAAGACCTTATCTATCTACCTGAGCGCAAGCACTTAGTTCTAGGCAAGACCGATAACGTATTAGGTAAATGTTTAGCAAGAATGGTTTCGCGTTCATCCCTAGATGGTGAATCGCGTGGTCAGTTCGACGATGTACTTGGCGTACAACTAGCCCGTGCTAGATTTGCTATCTTGCAAATACAAGCAGCCGAGAAATCTGTTCAAGCACCTATTGCCATTCCACAAGATGTACAAGAATTAGCCCTTGGCCCTGACGCAATTATGCGTTCTTCACAACCACAAAACATTCGTCGGGTTCCATTAGACTTGCCACCTGGCGTATTTGCTGAGTCAAGTGTCCTTGAGCGTGAACTGCGCCTAGGCGCTCGCTATCCTGAATCTCGTTCGGGTGAATCTAGCGCATCTGTCGTTACAGGTCGTGGCGTACAGGCTCTACAGGCTGGCTTTGATACACAGATTAAATCAGCCCAAGCACAATTTGCTAGGTTATTTACCGAACTTATATCGCTATGCTTTGAGGTTGATGAAAAAGTGTTCGGTTCAATGACCAAGACTATTAAGGGAACCGATGACGGAACCCCATACTCAATGAAGTATATCCCTTCTCGTGATATTAAAGGCGAGTACGGGGTAGATGTTCGTTATGGGATTATGTCAGGTATGGACCCGAACAGGGCAATTATTGCTTTACTTCAAATGCGTTCTGACAAGTTAGTATCCAGAGATTATGTACGCCGAGAGATTCCGATGGAGTTAAATGTTACACAAGAAGAACAAAGGGTTGACATCGAAGAGATGCGTGATTCTCTTCGTGTTGCTGTGGCTCAGTACGCGCAAGCAATTCCGATGCTGGCTTCTCAAGGACAAGACCCTTCTCAGATTATCACACACATTGCAGATGTTATCGAAGGCCGTCAAAAAGGTTTATCCTTAGAGACAATCGTAAAGAAAGCATTTGCACCTGCTCCACTACCACCAGCAGTACCGCCAGAAAATCCTAACTTTCCAGTAGCAGGCGCAGCCCCAACTCCTGCCTCTCAGCAACCTCCACAAGAACAAGCTGGTGGCGCACCTGCTGCTGGTCAAAAACCCGATATAGCCCAACTACTAGCTGGTATATCCGGCGCAGCATAAATGAAGGAGGTGTAAATATGCATAAAGGATCAACAGCACCTGCACCTGTCTCAAAGCCAGTTGAAGGTAAGAAAGATTCCTCAAAGCCAGCAGGCAGCAAGGTTTATTTTGGAACCGTCTCAGCAGGCAAAAAGGGCAAGAAAGCAAAATAAGGTAATAAGTTTATTTGGGAAGGCGTACTGGATAATGGATAACAATAAACACGTTCCACGACCAGTACGCCCATCAGATTTTGCAGTTATCTTTATGGGTTTGATTCACAACATAGCCCAAATCACAGAGGCTTTCACATCAGAATTATTTGAACTATCAATCTACCACGCCAATAACCGCATTAAAACCGAAATTGCTATAGAAGATATGACTTTAGATTTAGAAACATTAAGGGAGACAGATGGCTGAGGTATTAAATCCGCTTGCGGGTCCATCAGGTCCTGGCAAATTTGCCACACGTACAGATAACTTACAATTAGGTTCAACCGCCTACGGCGAAGGTATTGAAACATCCGCTATTAAAGCAGGCGCTAAACTCTCTACCACGCCAGATGCTAGTAGAGTCTCAACTGCCGGGCCAACTCCTGCCCCACGTGGCGTTGGACTCTTTGAACAATCACAGCGTCCCAATGAAGATATATCAAGTGGCATTGATATTGGTCCGGGTGTTGGCTCTAGCGCCCTTATGATGAGTAAATCATCAGTTAAACTTTCAGATACCTTGGTAGCAATGCTTCCCTTTGACAATACAGGCGAGATAGCAATCCTTTACCAAGAAGCCCTTTCGCGGGGCGACTAAATGAGTCAGAACTTAAAATCGGCTGCCTTTGCTGCGCAACTTTCCCCTGAGCAAAAAGCCCAGATTGATAACTTTGTTAAGCAACAAAATGTCCACAAGGAACTCTTAAACCTTCCTCAAGGCGTTGCGAACAAGTCTTTCAACGCTAAGACTCCAGAAGAACAACAATCTTTAATTAAAACTTACGGAACCGAAGACCAACTAACTAAGCCTAATCGTGGTTGGATGGGAACCGCTTTACATTATGCGAAGAACTACAACCCTATTACTTTAGCTTTTAAGGGTTTCATCGAAGGCTCAGACTTATCTACAAGGGCTTTTCGTACATTGTCTATCGCTGGCGATCAGAACGTATCGCTATTTGGTAAAGGCAACGCTTGGGATATAGCAAACGACAATGGCGATAAGGTCTATAGCCCAAATCGTATTGACAAAGCAAAGACTTTATACGGCAATGACGCGATAACTGTAGCAATGCGTATCGCTAGTGGCGAACCAACCGCAGAAATCCTTGCATCAGTTACTGATTCTCAAAAGAAGTATGTAATGTTTGCTGACCCACTTAATAAGGTGATACCCGGCGTTACTGATATTGAACAAGAGCGAGCTTTATTTCAAGATGCACTTGAATTAGTTAAATCAGCCAAGTATTCACCCGGCAGATTCGTTGCCAATATCGTTGACAGAGTTACTCCAGGTAGTCTTGTCAACAACGGATTTATGTGGACTGCAATCTCTGGCGCAGTTGACACAGCCTATCGTCTCTTTGCAGACCCTACCGTTATCGGCGCAAAGATTCGCGGTATGTATATGTTTAGTAGATATGCCCTAGAAATTGTAACTGGTGGCACTGGTAAAGTCGCTGAGACTTTCGCTAAAACTAATGTAAAAGCATTTTGGGATGACTATGGACCGAAGTTAGATAATTACGCTAGGGTGCAGAAGTCAGGTACATCTAAGGAGCAAGCAATAGCCCGCAAGGAACTCAAAACCGTTGCACCTGAGTTTGGCACAGGAGTAATTAAGATACTTCAAAAGGCTGATGTTAAAGATGCTCGCAGCGCAGAGGCCTTCTTTCTTAATATAGATGATTCAGCAAAGATGTTCAAAGGCGCAGTTGGTCGCAGGCGCGTTCTTATGCCACGCTTAGACGGCCCTCGCAAAGCTCGTATTGCTATTGTTACGGGAACCAACACGGGCATTGCTGGTGTTAAAAGCGTTTTCAATTTAGACAAATTTGGACCAAGTATCCTCAACGACCTTATGGGCGCACCAGTTACAACAGATGGCATATTGAAACTCATATCGGATGAACCAACAAAATTTGGTGCTAAGATAAGAGATTTAACTGTATCAAAGGGTTGGCTCCGTTTACCAAGTGCTACAATAGCAATGCATCTTGATAAAGCAAAGGCTAAATTTTCTATTGCACCATTGTTTAAGAATGATAGATTTGATGTAACGGCAAAAGATGCAGGCGACAAGATTTATCAATCGGCTCGTATGATAATGACAGAGTTAGATGCAAGAATGTTTAGAGAAGCATTTGAATCAACTGACGATGTTGGTAAACGTAAAGAAATCTTTAAGGGCATTTGGAATACAGTCTTTGAAGCGCGTGGTCTAAACTTCACAGAATCTGGTAGAAAGATTATTTCTCGCTTTAACGGCGATGATTCAGGGCGATTTGCAGTTGCAGGTGAAAGACGCAATATTGGCGCTTTACCAAGTGATTTTAACCCTACTATGACAGCGCCTAGCCTAGCAGATATTGATATTGCTGCCTCTCGCGCTGGAATTATTGACCGTATGATGGGTCAAGCCAATAAAGAGTGGGTAAATAAGATGACTGGCGTTTGGTCATATCTTACTCTAGCAGGATACCGCTACGCTATTCGTAATGCTGGTGAAGACCTTATGGTTCACCTTGCTATCGGTGGTTCTCCTTGGGGTATTGTTACGAACCGTCAGATTGCAACTCGTCTAAATACCGCACAACAAGGCCTGCAATTTGCAGGTGGACCAATGGCAACTGCGAAAACCGCCCTTGCCGATGCGAACAAGTTAGCGGCATCTGCTACTACACCAGCCAGTAAAGCAGCGGCAACCGCTGCACAAGTTGTAGCAAAGAAGAAATTTAGAACTGCATCAAAAAAAGCGTTCTTTGCATCAGATAGTCCACTCGGCTTAGCACTTCGCTTTGCTAACAGAAAAGAAGCGCATAGATACGCCGACCAATTTATGGCACTAGATGATATACACAAAACTGCCAACACAGATATTATTAAATTAAAAGGAGAATTAAAGTTAGCAACGGATGACGTTACTAAAGCATCTATCGCTACTAAAATTGCTAATCTAAGAGAGACAATCGAGGGTGGAATAGTAGGACAAACTCGGCGTATTATGGCAACGGCTCTTACAGAAGGTCGCGTTAACCGCTGGCGTGGGGCTGTTGGTCTTAAACCGATGAACAAGAAAGACGCAGATGTTATTGCTGAGCACCTAATATACGGAAACCTTGAAAATACTTTAGCCGAAGTTTCAGAAAGCGCGATAAACAATGGAACGCTCGGCTCAAGTTATCTAACTCTTGCAACAAACTTTGTACGCAAACACGGTAAGTCCGAACCATTGGTTATCAATACACCTACCACAAAGAACTTCCGCGTTGATAGTAAAAAAGACATTGATGCAATAAACGTTTCATCACGGTCCGAAGAATCACTACTTACTTGGGCTGCGCGTATAGGTTATGTATCCAATGACGATCTTGGTCGTATTGTCGTTGCTAACCTTAATGATGAGAAATTAGCAATAATCAAGATTAAACAATATATGAATGACAACCCAAACTTCCGCAAAGATGCCCGTATGGAAGCTGAGGGAGTTGGCGAGCAGGAACACGCTGAAATCGTTTTTGCTCGCATTAGAGAAGTATTTGAAACACGGCGACCGTTAGTAGATGGCAAGAGACCACTAAATAATGAACTACTTAATAAGATTCGCTCTATAGATGATAAGACAGGCGAGATGGTTGTATCAGGGCGGTTATCACTTGATGACCTTCCACAAGACTCTATGGATATACCAGAACAGGTACTTGGTCTAACGCTAATACCGGTATCTGAGGGCAATATGACTGCATCGTTGATGAACAGAGGTTGGACTTGGCTCGGGCTTTCAAACGCTCGCCTCTCACGTCAGCCTATGGTATTTAACGAGATACTCGAACTACGCAAGCAAATGCGCGTATCTGGCTTTGAAGCAAAATACCTTGCGTCTTTTACATCCAAACTAGATAACCCAACACCTGCCAAACTTGCTCAAGCCACAGCCTTCGCCAAGCGTGAGTTCGCACAACTCGTTGAAGAGCGTGCAGTATCACAAATATTACAATATGTGGATAATCCACTTGTACGTACACAATTAGCCTTTGGTGCGCGTAACTTTGCACGGTTCTATCGTGCTACCGAAGACTTCTATCGTAGAGTTTACAGAACAGTACGCTACAACCCAATGGCTATTCGTAAAGCAGCATTGACTTATGAAGGAATTACTCACGGTGGGTTCATCCAAAAGGATGACCAAGGCGAGGCATACTTCGTATATCCAGCCGTTGAACCAGTATATCGCGTAATACAAGCAGCAATGACTGCTCTTGGAGTTCCAGCAGAGTTTAAGGTTCCCTTTCCAGTACAGTTCGGCGCACAGGTTAAAATGCTCACACCATCTCTAAACCAAGATTCAATTATTCCAACATTTAGTGGACCGCTATCTGGTATCTCAATGAAGGTAATCACTAACCTAATTGGTTGGAAGTTTGATGGAACTGCTGACAATATCACCCAAATGACAATGGGTAAATATGCAGTGGACCAACCGTTTGTATCGGCTTTCCTACCAGCCCACGTCAATCGTTTGCTTGCAGCAATGGATGAAGGCGACAGAGACGGTCAATACGCTAGTGCTTGGCGCAAGAGCGTAACATATCTTGAAGCAGGCGGTCACGGACTTCCAAAGAATCTTGATGCAGATGGAAACCTAATACCAAATACACCAGCCGAATTAGAAGAATACCGTCTCAAGATTAAGAATACTACGTTGGCTATTCTCGGTACTCGGTTTTTTTATAGCTTCTTCGCACCAGCATCACCTCAAGTACAACTAAAAGCAGATATGGCTACTTGGGTTAAAGATAATGGCTCAGCCAACTTCAAGCAAGTTTTCAATAAATTGACCGACCAATACGCAGGCGACTACGACAAGGCTATGGCTAGATGGATAGAACTATTCCCTAATGAACTCCCATTTACCGTCTCTGAATCTGAAAGAAAGACCGTTGCTGTACTTAGATATGCAGAAGAGTCTGGCACTTTTGTAGAGAATAATCAGGATTTATTTAAGCAATACCCACAAGGCGCAGCCTTCCTTATTCCACACAAGTCAGGCTTTTCTTGGGATGCTTACAAGACTATGACCAAGATGGGCTTAAAGGGCAATAAGACTGTTGATGAATATCTGCGTGATGTACAAACCGCAGCAGACTTGCAGACTTATTACGCAAAGAAGAATGATTATGAAAAAGGTCTTGGGGATATGTTTGGCGATTCCCAACGTTCTGCTGCCCGTAAAGAGTTTACCGAATGGGCTACCTTATTCAAACTCAGCCGACCATTATTGCAAATTGAGTTAGCCGAAGGTGGCAAGAAGGCAGTAGCAAGAATTCAGGCTATTGACGATCTACGCAGGATGCTTAGCGATTCCAAGTTCAAAAACGTTCGTGGGCCAACACAGAGAATCCTTAACGAGATGCTGGGTTTGTATGATTCTTACAAGGAAAAGCGTCTCCGATTGGAAGAAAGAACTGGAAATAGTGATTTTATTTCAAGGATGAAGGATGACTTAATCATCAAACTGCGCAAACTTTCTGAATCAAATGAAAATACTAAGAGTGCTTACTTCACATTATTCTCGTCTTTGTTAGGAGACACAAATGGCTGAAAACCCGTTATTTTTCCCGACATCTGTACCTGCGCCAGCAGAAACATACGAAGCATTTTTACAACGCTATCTGGCAATTTCCAAAGTAGCTCCTGATGAATTTCTTAAAGTTGTCAAAGGGCTTAAAGCTGGTGGGTTTTATAAGGGTAAAGTAACTAAGAGGTTTACTCGAGATTTTATAAGTGCCATAGCCGAACTCGACTCTGAAATCGAAGATTTAGCTAAACTTGAACCCGAATCCCCTTTAGTAACTCGTGAAAATTATATTGCTGGTATTGCCCCTGGCGATGGCGGAACTGGTGCACGCCGTAACCAGAACCAAACTTATATCTATAGCGCAACCCAAGCAGCCAAGGTATTAGATGCCGTCTCAGAGGACTTGCTCGGTAGGAAACTAACTAAATCAGAGAAGAAGAAATATACTTCCCTTATTACCGCAGCCCAACGCAAGAACCCTACAAGGCAAACAGGTCTTGGCACTGGCGACCAAACTACTCAAGGACCACTAGATGCAGAACAGTTTGCAACCGAGAAACTTGCTGGTACTGGCGAGGCTAAACAAAAGCGTACTACTGATGCTCATTCAATGTTGACGGAAATGTTAGGCGGTCTGCGATGAGTTTAGAATCGGCTAAGGCTGACAAAGCAGCAGCAGAAAAAGAAGCATCAAAATATAGTAGGACTGAGCTTGATTTACTCCAAGGTCAAGCAGTACTTCTTGAAAAACAAATTGTAGCCTTTAAGTCTGGCGACCCAAGGCGTATTATATCAACCGTTAAATTAAAAACACTTAGAGGTAAAATTTCAACCTTTAAGGCTGCAAGTGACAAGGCATCATCTAGGTTAAGAAAAGCAGACCAGCGACTACAAGATACTATAAAACTTGGTAAATTGGAACAGAAACAACGCGATGATAAAGATACAGGTAAAGTCAATACCGAAACAGACTCTGCTATAACTGTATTAAAAAAGAAAGCCAAGTCTCCTGCCAAGGTAGCGATACCCGATGTTGTAAAAACACCAGAGGTTGTAACACCTGAGGTTACTACACCAAAGGTTGTAACAACACCAAAGGTAGTTGACCCACTAAAGGTTGTAACACCGCCAGATAAGACCGAAAAGGAAACACCAGAACAAAAGAAGCAACGTCTCCAAGATAAAAAGGACGCTGGTCTTGCTGGTCTTGCTGCGGACCAAGACTTTGGTTTATCAGAATCTGTATTCGATAATGTTGATAGTTTGGGTGCTCTATTAAAGCGTTATCAAGACGAAGAGTGGACCCTAGTTAGGCTTAAAGCAGAAGTTGGCAGAGACCCTTGGTTTCTGCGTAATTCTGCTGAAATTAAAAATCGTTATGTTCAGTTCTATAACTTTCAGAACTTAGTAGCAACAGGTCAGGCCGATGGTACAAGCGATTATGAAAAGCAAATCGCTACTATCACAGAAAAACTTGCAGCCAAGTCTCGCCTAATGGGTTCGGGTGCAGCGTCAGACCCTACTGCTCTTAAATTAGCAGCAGAAAGACTTTACATTACCAATATGAGCGAAGACGACGCTTGGGTAACAAAAGAACTAGCGAAGTCTATCAGGCGCATTGGGTCAACATTAGGCGGCACACCTACCCAAGATTTCAGTGGTGAAGCATTAGCGAACTATCAAAAACTTCAAGCCACCGCTAAAGCAAACGGTTTATCGCTTAAAGATATTATTCCGGGTGCAAAAGACGAAGCAACAATTTTACAAGGTCTTGCTACTGGTTTATTAAATATGGGTCGTATTGAACAAGATGCTCGTAATCTTGCAGCGCAGGGGCAGCCACAATATGTACGCGATCTATTAGGACAAGGGTACGACCTAGAGGATGTCTTTGCCCCATACCGAAAGATTATGGCTTCATCGTTGGAACTTAACCCAGATGAAATTGACTTAAACGATTCGGTACTTAGAACTGCCATTACAGATAAAGGCGATATGAATATCTATGACTTCAAGAAATCACTTCGCAACGATAATCGTTGGCAGTACACGCAACAAGCACACCAAGATGTTTCTACTGCTGCACTAGGAGTCCTTCGTGACTTCGGATTTCAGGGGTAAATGATGGCAAGAGTAAAAACTGCGCGTACCGCTGCACAAGTCACCGCTGACCGTTTGGCAACATCGGCACTGGCACAGAAGGCCGCTAAATCAACAGCGGCACTACAGAGTTTAACAGCAAAGGGTGGTACACTTGGTACACAACCAGTAGTACAGCCTGTAGCACCAGTAGTACAGCCTGTAGCACCTAGTGGTAAAAAGGTAGTCTCAACTTATACCGACCAAGCCACAGGTAATGTCTATAAGGTGTTTGATGA